CAATTAGATTGTGAAAAAATATTTTTACAATCTTTAATAAAATCACCGAAAAATTGGATATCTATATCTGAATTTATAAATATGTTATTTTGTTTATTTATATTTTCATTAATGCCTTTTAATATAGTATCAACTTTAAAATACATTGTTTCAATCCATCCATTGCTATTTAGTCTTCCACTTGGACATTTTTGTTCAAATTTTGTAATATTTAATTCTGCGTTATATTCATTTTTGATACTGGGTAAAAAGAAGTCATCTAATAAAATTTTGTGTGAATCAGTGTAAAAAATATAAACCTTCATTTATACGAATATTTATATATTATGTAAAGATAATTAAAAATTGAATATTATACTATTATTAGTTATTTATATATAATAAACAAACAATATGGATAATTCTCTACCTTATTTTGACTTTGACTTTGACTTTCAAAAGAAAATTATTGCCGATGCTAGTGAATGCGGAATTAATTTAAATTGGATGGTTCGGGCAGGAATTTGTTTTAAACGAATAATTGATGGAAAGATTGAATTTGTTTTGAAAAGTCGTGTTTCCCGCAATACTTTACAGAGTGTGATCCTGAAAAGGCAAAAGGTAATCGAGGGGAAAATACGTCGTGAAATATATGATAAAATCCAGAAAGAATCAATAAATAGGGACGAGGCAATTGATTTTTCTATAAAAAAAAAAATAGGTTTTGGCGGAGGCTTTGGTAATCATGTTTCTGATGTTTTAAGGAAAATGTGTTGGGTTGGTTATAGTGAAGCCCAGGAACGTGTTAAAGATGGATACACATCTAATGGTCCTTGGATTCCTGAAATTTCAGATGACGAAGTGCGTAATTTTTACAATCGCATATTATTAAGTAAATAAATTAAAATTGATATTTTAGTTATTAACGTATAATAAACATAGAATAAACAACATGAATCATTCTTCACCTTATCTTGACTTTGACTTTCAAAAGAAAATTATTTCCGATGCTAATGAAATTGGATTTAATTTGATGTGGATGGTTCATCGAGGACTTTGTGATAGACGAATGATTGATGGAAAGATTAAATATTTCTTGCGAAGACCAATGAAAAATGAAAAAAGTGTGTATAAGTTATTTAAAAGAGTAAACAATAAAAAGAAGACTATTGAACGACGTAAAGTATGGAATAAAATTCGGGAACAAGAAGCAAATAAGCAACCTACTATTGATATTTGTTTGGCAACAAAGAAAAATTTTGGCGGAGGTTTTGGTATTCATGTTTCTGACGTTTTAACTAAAATGAGTAAGATGACTGTTAGTGAAATGCGTGAACGCGTTGAAGATGAAATGCGTGGGCCTTGTACTCCAGAAACTTCAGATGACGAGAGTGCGTAATTTATAATTATATTATTTAAATAAAAAATAAGTCCCAATATTAAAGATTTAATTTACATAATAATATTCAAATTTGGCTCTAGCATTTTGACAATTAATTTATTTTTAATAGAAATATTATCAATAATACCAATCATTTTAACTTTAATTTTTTGATATAATTCAAGTTGAGTTGATTTTTCAGTTTGTTTATTAGTAATAATTATTGTGTTATCATTTCTGGTAATTTCGATTACATCTGACATTTTTTTATCAAATAGAAAAATTCTATCACAAAATTTGAGTTCTGTACAGTAAATTGTTACTTTATTTTCATCAAGTGAAATGATATGAGCATCGTAAATTGTTTCAGTGTTAGTGTTTTTAACAATATCAATTCTATTTAAATCTCTATCCATTTTTTTTATTTTTTTAGAAATATCATTACAATTTTGACAAATTTGCTCAATATTGTGTGTTATTTTAAATCCCCCAATCAATTGTTTAATCAACATATGAATAAGAATATCTGGTAATCTTCGGATAGGAGAAGTAAAATGTGTATATTTATGAATATTTAGACCATAATGGTAATAATCACCTTGATAGGTAGTATATTCAGCAGCATTAGATTGAAATATTTTCAAAAAGGGAACAAGTTTTGTATCAATTGATTTAAAGTCAATATTATGTTCTCTACTTTTATGTGTTCTAAATATACAAGGAGAATTATTATCAATCAAATGTTCAGCAGTTAAATGATTTGCTAAAATCATATAAACTTCAATCATTTTATGCATATCATATTCGTCACAATTATAGTTAATATTTTTAGCTAAATGTTTAGAAAGGTTATATAAACTTTTCAAAGTTTTATCTTTTTTTAATTTTTTTTGTGCTTCATCGTATGAATATGCTTTTTTATTTACTAGTAAGCATTCTTGAAATCTGTATCCAGTGATATTAAAATCATTTCCAATTTGTATCCATAAAGTTAATGAAATTCGTTCTTTTCCTTCAAGTAGAGAAGCAAAATTATCACTTAAAATATTTGGTATCATATTAATTTTTTTGTGTGGAGCATAAACAGTCGTACATTTTTCCACAATTTTATCAAACAAATCAAATTTTTCAATAAAAGCAGATACATTAGCAATATGAATTCCAATTAGATGACCTTTACTATCAGATTCAATACTTAAAGCATCATCAATATCCGTACAATTTGGCGGATCTATAGAAAGAACATTTAATGTTCTAATATCAGTATATTTGTCTAAATCTTTTCCAAAAATATCAGAAATATTTTTGGCTTTAAATAATTTTTTTATCCTTGGTGGATATTTGTTAAGATTGTATTTATGTAAAATAGCATCATATTCAGATTTTAATTCCCCAACACTTCCAATCATTTGTTTTATCATTCCATTTGGAATTTTTCTTTCCCATTTGTTATATTGAATAACAGCAAATTGATTTTCTTTAACTTTTTGTTTCTTTTTGATATTAGATGCTACTAAAAAATCAGGATATTTAAAGTCAAATGGTTTAAAAAGATATATTGGTGTTTTACTTCTATTATATCCATATTTATAATTTGATTTAATCATCAGAACACCGACAATATCAATATTTTTAATGTTAGTTTCAATTATTTTAATAACTTTTTTGGTTTCAAAATCAAATTCCACAATATCATTATGAAATCCTTTATAAGTTGCCATATTAATTTCTATCGGTTCATTATTAGAATCTTCAATAGGTGTAATTTTTGCCAATTTGTATTGGCTTTGTAAAAAGGTAATTTGACACTTAGTCATAATTGTTTATAATTGATTAATATCAGTTATAATCAATTTTATTTAATGAAAATGCGTATAAAAGAGTGCGATGACGGTATGAGTATATAGTATATATACTCTATGTGTTTTGGTAGCATAAAATCTCAAATAGATTGGATTAAATATTTAATGAAAATTTATGAAGAGATTTACAATGACGAAACTATATCAACAATAGACAATATGTCCGATTTTAGAAAATATTGCATGGAAACTAAGCATGGTTTTGGTAGTATAGATATAAATGTATATTTAGCTTTAAAAAAAGGATTACCACCATTGAATTTTAGTGATGCGGAGATTGAAAAATTAATAGAATTTTTAAAAAAGATAAAGAAAATACAGAGAGAATATATAACGAAGACTGGTGGTAGAAATATTTGTGTAAATCCTCATTTTTTTTTACATTATTGTTTTCCAGAAAGGAAAATTTTTTATGATTATTATCCAATAAAGTATGGAACAAGAAGGGAACATTATGAAAAAGTTTGGAAAATGATTTCATTACTTCTGGAGACAAGTGATAGCTAACGAAACAGCTTGAATTAGAGACATATTTTTAAAATCTAATACATATTCATCTTCAAATTCTAAACGACCAAATATAGCAATTTTATTATGATATTCATCAACAAATGAAGTATTTTTGGTAGAGGTATTTTTTATTCTTCCATAATCGCGTAATGTATATATTTGTAATTCCTCATCCCATATTGGTCGAATATTTGTAATTTTAAATATATTATTCATAAATATTTTTGTTTTTTTTATTTGAGGTAAAGCATTTTCTATCAAAATTGGATAGAAACATTGTTCTGCGGAATATATATTTTTAGAATAGAGTTTATTATGTTTGATTGGTAATTTTGATTCATCGATATTTAGATTAAAATATTTATAATTCCAATCTGTTTCTATTGATCCAATATACAAGCCATTTTTATGTATTTTATTAAATTGTCTTGGTAAAAAGGAAAAGATTTCTGAAATAATATTTTGATATAGAATATTTGATATTGGCAAGTTGAAATTATAGTTTAAAAATATATCAAAAGATTTTTTTTTTTTAAAAGGATTTTGTTTTGTGACAAAATACATAATAATTTGTCGTGAGTCATAACAAATCACATCATAAATATTTGAAGTAAATGTTCTATTTCTAATAATATCAAATCTATATAGGTTATTTTCAGAAAATTGTTTAGTAATTTTAGGTATAGGATTATAAACAAATTTTATTAAATTATTGGAATATGTTTCAATAAAATTTGTTTGTTGATTTATTGGTATTTCTGTTTTTTCCTCTTCAGTTTGGAAAAAATTTCGTATGGCATTTGTGAATAGATAACTCAGATGAGAATTCATATTTCCGTTTTTCATTTATACAAAAAAGTTTCAATTTTAAAATGAAATTTATTCCATATTGGAAACGCTATTACAAACATCATAAATTATATCTGCTATTTCATTAATATCTGAATTCATGTCCCAGTGTTCATTACTGGAAGTACATGAACAATCTTCTGTTTCTTCATCACAAGGATCTGGACATTCAGTTGATACATAAGTTCCGCTCCAATCAACATTTCTAAGATTAGAAACAAATGTTTTACAATCAGAACCCAATCCTACCCAATGTTCAATTTTTGTTTGTTCGATAAGCCATTCAGCACCCCAATGTAATAATTCTGGAATTGGTCCCATAACTTCATGACCATTATCTGGTTCATAATCATCCATCATTTCCATTGTTCCTGCTGTTTCCGCAATACTAGTAACAAGATTAATAATAGTAGTGATTTCATTTGCTTCCATTTCTTCTTCCAATTGTGTGTTGGCAGATGTTGTGAATTTACCTATGTAATCAAACATTGATGCGTAGTCTTGTCGTAAAAATGATCTCATATCTTCTGGAATAGAAGATTTCCATGCCGCTTCATAAAGTTCAAACCAATGTTTAGCATGTGATGTAACATAATGGGTATCGTCAATAGTTTCTTTCATATATATCCCACCAGCTACACATATCGCAATAAGACAAATATTTAATAAAATAGTTAAACATAATCCAAATTTAAAACATTTATTATTACTTTTAGAATTAATTATGTTTTCTAATTGTTTAATATCGTTAGTTATTTGTAATACATGTTGATTTTGTAGATTATACATTTCAATAGTTTGATTTTGTTGTCGTTGTTGTTGTTGTGGATATTGCATTTTAGTTTATTTATTTATTTATTAATGGCTAAATATTTATATTCAATTTTTTTTTTTAATATAAATTTTACATTTTAAATATAGTTGTTAGAAAATATTCATCATATTTCCCTTTTCTTCAATAGCTTTTTTAGGAACAAAGAACGTTCGTTCTTTAGAGTGAATATGAAAATAACCGTTTCCATTTTTGTCTTTAAATGGTTTAACTCTAATAATATCTAAATATTTTTCCCCCCATTTACCGTTATTATTAACAAACATTTTGATACCAGATAATTTTTTAATAATTTCAGCAATGGGGTGACTGGTGTAATAAAAGATAATTTTTCCAGTATCTTTTCCAATATCAACAGATAAATCTTGTCCTAAGTTTTGATAAAAAGAGTACATTAATTTAAATGTATATTTTTTATGTTTAACTAATTTAAGTAAAATGTATATATAGATATAAACTAAAATGGTAGAAAGAAAGAAGAAAGATAAATATAATATTAAAATAGCATTGGTATTTATTGCTTTTATGTTAGTAGGGTTTTCAATAACGCGAAAGAAATAATTTAGAAAGAAAAATTGAATTTAATATTATTTATTAATTTATAAATTTATATTATAATTGATAACATGACATCAAAAAATATGAATATAGGGGCACATTTTTCTACTGAAAAAGGATTAATTGGTGCTGTTGATGCTTGCGAGACTATTAATGGAAATGCTATTCAAGTATTTTTTAAATCACCAATGAATATGAAAACTAAGATTAAATTAACTGAGGAAGATGCCGCTCAAACAAAGGAAGCGATTAAAGAATCTGGAATTTTTTTAGTAACACATGGAAGTTATTTGCTAAATCTTTGTAATCCTGTTGATAATTCAACTAAATGGTTACGAGATAATTTAATAGAAGATTTAGAATTTGCTGATAAATGTGGAAGTGTAGGTGTTATAATCCACATGGGATCACAAAACGTGAAAATAAGAGGAAAAAAGGAATCAATTTCTTATGACGAAGCTCTTGGAAATATGGTAGCGAATATTCGTGAAATTTTAAATAAATTTAAAGGAAATGCTAAAATTATTTTGGAAACATGTAGTGCTGAGGGAGCAAAAATTGCTAAAACGGTAGAACAATTTTGTCAACTTTACAATAGTTTTACAGAAATAGAAAAAAGGCGAATTGGATTATGTGTTGATACTTGTCACATATTTGTTGCTGGATATCCTATTAATTTACCATCAGGATTTCATAATTATTTTCAAAAATTTGATGACCTAATAGGTTTAAGTAAAATCACGTGTTTTCATATGAATGATTCTAAAGCTCCATTAGCTTCACGAAGAGATAGACATGAGAATATTGGAAAAGGTTATATTTATAAAGATAATATGTATGCTTTGCGAATGGTGAAACATATTGCGAAGGAATATTCTATTCCAATGATATTGGAGACTCATGATAAAAGTCCATATTCTACATATCAGAAAGAGATTGCTTTAATTCGTGATTTAGATGATTTAGATAGAAACATTCCAGAGAATTATAGAAAAAATCGTATAATTCGTATTTTATCAAGATTGGAAGAAATTCATAAGATAAAAAACGATGGTTTCCGAGCAAAAGCTTATGGTAAAGGAGTTTTTATTGTACGGGAATTTGATGGTACTTTACCAGATAATGTAAAAGATTTAAAGAAAATAAAAGGAATTGGTAAAGGATTAGCGGAAAAAATTGTTGAGATAACAAATACAGGTAAATTAAAGAAATTAGATGATTTAGAGGCTGATAAAAGTACTTTAGATATAATTGAGATGCATTCTATTGCTGGATTTGGTCCATCAACGGTCAGTAAATTGATAAAAGAACACAAAATCAATAGTTTGACAGAATTAAGAAAAGTTTATAAGAATGGTAAATTAAAACTAACAAATCAACAAGAGTTAGGTTTAATTCATTTTGATGATTTACATGAGAGAATTCCACGTACTGAAATAAAAGTTTTTGAAAGGGAATTGAAAAAAATAGTAAGAAAAGTTTCAAAGGATTTAAATATAATTATAACTGGTTCATATCGTAGAAAGAAAGATACAAGTGGTGACATAGATGTACTTTTAAGTCACAAGAATATGACAAAGAAAGATGAAGTTAAAAATTCAGAGATTGACTATATTGATAAGATTTTAGAAAAATTGAAGAAAAAATATGAACATGTAGGAACAATCGCACGAGGTAAATCTAAGTATATGGGTTTACATCGTATAGATGAAAAGGTAAGGCATATTGATTTTATTTTTATGCCTATGGAAAGTTATTATAGTGCTATATTATATTTTACTGGATCTAAAGAATTAAATATTAAAATGAGAGAAATGGCTAAAAGTAAAAATTATACTCTAAATGAATGGGGTCTCCATAAAAACGAAGATAATAGTCGTTTTGATGTAAACTCTGAGGAAGATATTTTCAAATTATTAAATATGGGTTATATCAAACCGGAACGTCGTTAATTTATTAAATTAAATGGGACTGCTTAACATTTAGGGAAAAATACGAGACCACTTCCAACAAAATGGGCGAGTGCCATAACAATTCCTAATGGAATCATCAGGAAATTTTTTCCTACATTTCCAATTAATAATCCGGTTAGTATTTCTAATCCCCCTTTGATTGGTGGTACAAGATTTATCATAGCGGATACTGCAGTTGCGAACATAGTTGGAGTTAATGCCATTTGAAATAATTTAGTAGAATCAATTCCTTTTTTAAGTTTTCTACAATTTTTACTATATTGAAGATATATGACCAAAAGGGTGATTAAATATACAAGAAGAGCATTCATTAAAACTTCAGTAATAGCTTTTACGATAAAAGATAATATTGGATTCATAATATATCTATCAATAATGGCTCCAATTTTATCATCACCTGAAAGAAAACTAATAATTAGTGGTACCCACATAATTATACAGAAAGTTGTAACTGATAATATTACATTAGAGAACATATCGTGTAAAGTTAGTTTAGCTGCTTTTGGTAGTTTTTTAATTTTATTAGTGAGTATCATAACCATAGGTACGACAGATAATGGTGGCAACCAAAAGAATGGTAAATAAAGCCATGGATATTCATCAAAATTACTGTTAAGATAATTATGGCGAGCGAATAATTGTCCAGGTAAAAACAATGAAAAGAATGATGCGAAAATTTTGTTGGACATAATTTTATTAAAAACTTTGCTTATAATACTTGCGACACTTGGTAAAAATCCCATGTTTAAACAATTAATATATTATAATACTAGAAAATATTATAATGTATTGATATAAAGAATATTTAATATTAAAAGTTAAGCAAATAGTTCATCCTGGCCGTAATTAGTACATCGGTATTAGTAGCTCAAATAGTATTTTTTACATTTGGTAGTTTATTTTATTTAGTCCAAATTGGTTGTGAAGTTTATGATAGATATCCTTCTTATGAAGAGGTAATAAAAAAGAAATAATAAAAGGATTTTTTATTATAAATATAAAACAAAAAAAAACTGGCTATATTATTTCCAGTTATATTATAAGTTTTCCAGCAATTTATTTTTCATTGGGTAGTGTATATTTATATATATGAGATACAACGGAAAAATTCAATAGAAAGGAGGAGAAGGTGAAAACGATTAAAAGATGGATATGGCGAAGTTGGTAAAATTTACCATTGTAAAGATTCTGGGAAAAAAGTTTTTAATAAATTTTTATAATATTTTTTAACATCTGGGCTGATATATGTATCATCATTTTTAGAATATAAATCATATTTATTAAAATTTACCACATCTTTTAGGATTTGATTATCTTTATCATTCATAAAATAATGATAATCTAGTCCTGTATGCCAAGGATAGAATGAATGAAATCTGATAATATTAATATATTTTTCAGATAAATTATGATTTTTGTTGTTTTTGAGTATTATATATAAATATTCGTCATGTCCAAATGAAAGTTTAATATTTTGAATGCCGCAATTTTTGCTATATATACCATATTCTGAATTATATTTAGAATTAGAATAATCTGGATTTTTTTTTAACGAATCATAATAAATTATAGATTTAGCATATTTACAACCAACAGGGAAAGTGTCACCAACAACAGCCCAATTTGGTTCTCCAAATTTAAATAAAATTTTCCCCAAATCGTGTATTAATCCACATATTTGTAATTGTTTATCGTTTGGATAATCTTTTCTAATTCGTTCAGCAGTTTGATAAGCATGAATAGAATTAGGTAAATTTACATCAGGATCACTTGGATCTATGAATTGGTCTAGCAAATTTAGAGCTTCTTGCATTGTCATTTTACAATTATTAAGTTTAGTGTATTGTTTTAATTTTGATTGAACAAATTCATATGTTTGGTATTGATGACAAGTTTTATAGAAATTATGTTGTTTAGTATTTTTTTTATAAGTTCTAAGTTTATTCATTATGCTAATAAATAAATTAAATTATATATTTAAGTATTTTTTTTTAATTCTTGTAGTAATACAATTTTAAAGAATTTTCGTGTAATAACTTCACTTGACTCATTTAATATATTTTTTTTCCATTTGGAGAAAAAAATTACGGAAATTCCATCATCAAATAATGAATTATTGTTATAAAAATCTTTTAATGTATCTTGTATTGCTTTCTTAATATTAGCCTTAGTTATATATTTTTTAATTGGGAATTTTTGTTTTAAAAGTTTTTGTGTTATGGGTATATTAAGATTTTCAAATTGAATTATATATTTAATCCAAGTTGGAGTTAAAACGTATGTATCTTTAAATTGATTTTTTTTAACATAATCTTTCCATTTTTTTCTATTTCTCATTGAAGAAAAGTCTTGATTCCATTCTTCAATTGCGTTAGGAGGAGTTTTTTTTAAAACACTAATAATTTGATTTTGATATTTCTTTTTTTGTAATTTAGATAAAATTAAATCATAATCATATTGAACTCCTTCTGATTTATTTTTAAATTTTTTTTTTGGAATTTCTAAAAATTTTTTAAGTTTGTTTCTTTTTTTTAAACCCTCAGATAAAATTTCAAAATACCAATCTTCATTTTTATTTAAATTTGGTTTAAAATCAAACTTTGCCATTTTTATATACCAATTATAATAGATAATATTATAATAGATAATATTATAATAGATAATATTATAATTGGTATATAAAATTATAAATACTTAGGGTGTGATGCCAGTAATTGTCAGTCTTTATATTCAACAGCAGTAACCATTCCTAACATAACTAAGGAATTAGAGTCCATCATAGCTACTCTACCAAGCCCTTTACAATTTTTAAAAGTATCGATACAAAATGGAGTTTTAGGTGTAAAAACAGCTTCACATTGATCTCCAGTTTCAATAAATAATGGATTTTCAAGTTTTACGCCTCCGGTTGATTTTCCCATTTTCCATAAAATTTTAGTCATTTGACAAGGTGCTTTAGATGTTCTAACGTGAACAGAAGGGCACCATCCACCGTGTCCTTGTGCGTCTGTACATCTAAGTTGTCCAGGATGGTCTTGACAAAAAGCAGTAACTGTAAATGATGAAACAGCTCCAGGGGGATTTGGATCACTTGATAAGAACATGATATCTCCAGATTTTGGAAAAAATCCAGGTTTTAAACCTTTAACATTAATTCCAACATTATCTCCGTGAATGGCTTTTTCGTGAGTTCTATGATGCATTTCAATACTAAATGCTTTACAACCTTTAATATTGCTTGGTGCGAATCTAATTTCATCTCCTTTAGTAAGTGTTCCTTGTTCAATACGACCAGTAATAACATCTCCAACTCCTTTAATTTTTAGAATTCCAGAAACTGGTAATCTAAATGGTTTATCAGGATATCTTTTTGGTGGTTTAGCAACATTATTAAATGCATCAATTAGAGTATGTCCTTTAATTTCTTTCTTTTTAATAGTTACATTATAACCTTTATACCAAGGCATTTCAGTAGATACTCTAGTTAAGTTTTCTCCTAAATATCCAGACATTGGAATAAAAGGAATTTTTTTAGTTTTAAATCCAATTTTTGAAAGCATTTTTTCAACTTCTGTTTTAATTTCAGTGTATCTTGATTCACTATATTTAACTGACGGGGCATCCATTTTATTAATTCCAACAATAATTTGTTCAATTCCTAACAAGTTAATAAGACGAGCATGTTGTCTAGTTTGTCCTTGTACTTCATTTTTTTTATGGTTTCCTTTTGCGATAGATGTTTCAAATCCACCTTTATTAGCTGGGACCATAAGAAGTGCCACGTCTGCTTGTGAAGCACCACTAATCATATTTTTAATGAAATCTCTATGTCCTGGGGCATCAATAACACTGTAGTGATATTTTTTGGTAAAAAATTCTTTAGTTCTGCATTGAATAGTAACACCTCTTGCTCGTTCTTCTTTACAGGTATCCATATAGAATGCGAAAGCAAAACTGCCTTTACCTTGTGCTTCAGCTTCTTCTTTTAATTTAGCCATTTCTCTTTCATTGATACCACCTAATTCAAAGAGAAGGTGTCCAGTTGTTGTGGATTTACCAGCATCTACGTGACCACAAATAACAATTCCTAGATGTTTTTTATCAGCGTTGTCCATATATTTGTTTAATATATATACATAAATAATAGTTCTTAAATTAAAAAATATTTTAAACTGGTATTTCTAATATAATTATATATATAAATACTATTATAGGAGTATATGATTATCAAAAATAAAATTAAAAAAAAAAAGAAAGTTATTGGTGGCAAGAAGAAAAAACCAAATAAAGAGAGAAACCCCAAAAAAGAGAAAAAAGAAGTAAAAAAACCAAAAAATAAGAATAAAGGTAAAAAAAAGCCACGTACTTTAGTAGTAAGTTGTTTCACAATGGGTAAACCTAATTAAAATATATATAACAATAAATAAATTAATCTTATTAATGATGAGTATGTTTACTGATTTATGGGTAGATAAATATAAACCGGAATGTTTAAATGAAATTACAGGTAACAAGGAAATTATAGATAGTTTAAAAGTAATTGCTAAAAGTCGTCGTTTACCTAATATGGTATTTGCTGGTAATTCTGGAACTGGAAAAACAAGTAGTGCTATTTGTTTAGTTAAAGAAATATATGGTAAAGATTATATGGATCGTATAATCGAATTAAATGCATCAGATGATTTACGAAAAATTGATGTTGTGCGTGATAGAATAGATAATTTTGTAAAGAAAAAATGTGGTGAAAAGATTGTAATATTTGATGAAGCAGATAATATGACAAAGCAAGTTCAACATAGTTTGCGTTCTATAATGGATAAATATTACAAAACAACAAGATTTATTTTAATATGTAATACATTATCAAATATAATAGAATCTATTCAAAGTAGATGTATGATAGTTAAATTTTCTAAATTAAAAAACATAGAAATTCGCGAACGTTTAAATGTTATCATAGAGTCAGAAAAGATTGAGTATACTGATGATGGTTTAGATGCTATTTGTTTATGTTCGCGGGGTGATATGAGAATTGTATTAAATAATTTACAATCAGTAAATATTAGTTTTGGTAAAATAACAGATGAAAATGTTTACAAGGTTGTGGATATACCACATCCAACAATAATAACTAATTTATTGAACATGTGTTTAAAACGTGATATAATAGATGCCACAAATTTATTATGTGAAATTTATCAATGTGGTTATACACCTATTGATATAATAGAAACGGTATTTCAGATTTGTAGTAATACAGAATTATTGCTAAACAAAAATAAAAAGAAGATAGAGTATATAAAAATAATATCAAATACGCATATTTTAATAGCGGATGGTTTAGATACATTTAATCAATTAGTTGGTTGTATAGCCCAATTATGTGATATATAAGATGTAATTTAAGAGATAATTATTTATATTAAGTATAATTATTATAATAAGTATAAATAATAATGATTGTATCAATTGGACATTGTACTAGATGTAATAAAGAAGGTCATTTAAGTAATAAGTGTAAAACTATATTATGTTCAATTTGTTATAAATTTGGTCATAGTGATAATAAATGTAGAAGAAAATTAGAATGTAATAATTGTTTAAAATTTGGACATGATACAAGATATTGTTATAAAAGAATATGTACTAGATGTAATTTTCCAATTAATTTTCTTAATTCTCAATTTCATATTAATAATGTTTGTACAAATCCAAATTATTTTTGTCGGATATGTGGATATGCTCGCTCTCATGTATTTAATTGTTGTCCTAACAATAGATATATAAGATTTCCAACATATTCTTCAAGGCGAATAGAAAAGGAAAATATATTTCGGAAAAAATTAAAAAAACAATGGTTATACGAATGTCGTAAAAGATTAAAAACAGATATATTAGAATATTATTCTGCAGATATTTCAAAAGAAATATTTAAAACATGGGATAAAATAACAAAAAGTGTGATAGAGTTAAAATACACAAATGTTTATTCTCTAAATAAATGTATTTTATTTTTAGAAAAAAAAAGAACAGAGCAAATAAATACAATTTTTGATAATATATGTTTAAACAAACAGATTTTAGAAAAATATACTTGTAAAATAAAGAAATTAGAACTTAAAGTTAATACAATATCGGAAACAAATTTAGAAAAAGAAAAAGAAGTAACTAATATAATAAATTATTCAAACGAATTAGTATCTTTATTAAATAAACAAAAAATAGATAAATGTATGATATGTTTATCTAAAATTTCATTAAAAAATGTGGCTATTTCGAAATGTGGGCATTTTTATTGTTCTGATTGTATAGATAAGACAATAGATAAAACAAATAAATGTGCTTATTGTCGTGAACAATTGAATAAAAAAGATTATATTTTGTGTGATTTAATAAATAAAAATTTTGAAGATTATTACAAAAAGTTTTTGATAAAAAAGTGATTATTTTTTTCGTACATATCTTATGATATAATAAACACATTGTAAAAAGGCATCAGCAAGATCATCTTTTTTAGATTGTGAATTAAAGTAATTTAAATTTTCTGTATCATCAGCAAGAAGTTTTCTTGTATAATCTTGTGACATTTGTTTATGTATTTTATATTTTTGAACTTTTGTTTTATCTTTTGTCATAATATCAACATTATTTTCTTCGTCAATAGTTAATTTTGATTTGGCAGACATATATGTAATATATTCAGTTTGCGAATTATTAATATTTTTGTCAATTATTCCTCTTATCATAAAATATGAAAATAGATGATTAGATACAGATTTCATTTTTGGACCTAAGTATACAGGTTGTAATTCAATTAATACAGTTGGTATTTGTAAAAAATGTTTATAATGTTCATCAAAAATTTTGGTCATATTTAAATTAATTAGGTCAATTGGAATGGAGTTACATTTAACTTTTTTAATTTTGCGTGTTTGTCTGGATTTAATTTCTTTTTGTAAGAAATTTGCTTTGTGAGCAGAACATAGATAAATTTTGTTGTTATCGTTATTATTATAATACCATTTCCCAATTTTATCACATTTTTTTTTATTATGGTAAGAACAAGAAGGTTTAAATTCATAATCATTTAGAATTGTTTTGTGGAATTGAGTAGGTGTTACAAATTTCATAATTTTTTCATGTTCACAAAGGTGTTTATTACAATAAACTAGAAGTTTATTATTAATTTTAGCATAATGTTTTGCTTTACCTCCACATATTTTTTTATTTTTATTGTAGCATTTACATTTTTCTTGTTCGTGTGAATTTTGTTGTTCATCTTTAATAAGATTAATGATTCCCCATTCTTTAATTTTAAAGATAGATTGTTCTTCATTTTGAAAAGAAACGATACAATAAGCTAAGTTTTTAATTCCGACATCAAATGATAAAAAGTTCATATATATACAGATAAGTATACATATTTTAATATATTTTTATATCAGTTTTGTAACATATTCAAAAAAAAAAATAG